GTTGTAGTTTAGGCCGGTTGATCCGCCAAGACCATTGGTGACAATGTTGTTGTTTGCGCCGACGTAGCCAAATAACGGCCTTTTGTCCACATCTAATTGACGGCCCAATTTTTCCCAGACATTGGGTGCGCAGTAAATATGAGTTGGAAAATAGTTTGTGTCCTCTGCCATCTCGCGTGCTGCGTCATACAGTGCATCCACCAATGATGTTGGATCAGTCTGTGCAAATGTCCAGGTGCTACCTGACGCAGTTGCTGCAGAAACAAGCGCATCAGAACACACGTCATCTGTGCGGATCATGTATGTTCCAGTGAGGTCGTTAATAATCGTCTGAAGCGCCGGGATTGCCGTGAAGTCGATGTCCTGTTGGGAGATAAACACGCCGCCGGCTTGCGTGCTTTTTGTAACGGTATTCGCACTAAGGGTCATCTTTTGTGACGTTACTGCAGAGCCTTCAGTTTGAGTGCTTACTGATGTGTGCTGTGAAATCTTTGTGCGCGTAAACGTCTTTGATGGCGTTGCCGGCATCGCTGATACGCCAAGTGCTGTGACCGTAGGCCTCATAAAGTTCAGATCCTGAATTACAGGGCCAAGCAATCTTTGTTCAAGCAAGCCAGCAGTATCAGTGGTGAGGTCTTGAGCCAGCGCAAATTCGAGCGCTGTTGAGTTTTGCTTCAAGTTGTCCTTGAACGCAGCGTTGACTGCGCGGAACGTATCGCCGCCAGCGTGCATGGCTGCCATGTACTCCGCTGCCGATGGCATCTTAAACGCACGCTTTGGCGTAGCAAAGATTGGCGCTGATGCCTCGATGACTTCTGGTACTTCCGGTGTTGCTTCCATCTCTGGTTCTCCTACTTGCTCGGTGGCTGTGCCGGAATCGCCGTTGTCATTATTACACAAATCATCGCCGTTTGCATCAGAACTTGCAGCCACTTTAGTGATCACGCTGCCCTCAAATGCCGGCTGGGGGACAAGCGACAATTCGAGCCAGTCAGCAGCCTCAACAATCATTACGCCGTCTTTGTTGAACGTGAACTTAGTCGGATTGACACCGACAGACACGGAGTCAAGCACGCCATCAGCAGCCAAAATCAGTGCCTCATCGCCCATTGTTGTGTTTGAGACTTTGGCAGTAAAGTACATATATTCATCGTCATCGGTGCGTTCAGTAACCAGGCCGATAGCGGCTGAACTGTCATGACTCATAAACAGTTTCGGTGCCTTGCCATCTGTCGGCAATGAGCCAGACAAGAAACTGACCACCTGGCCGCCAGTGACGGTTGCCTCGACATTGTATGGCAACGCAATGCCAGTGATGGTGCGCTTTGGTGTGCCGTCTGCTGCGGCATCTACTGTAAATGTGGATGATGTAAAACGGATCATGCTAGGTTCTCCTGTGTGTTTTCTTGGTAATCCTCTGACTGCCGATCAGCGATGTAGTTTTCCTCTAAGTAACTTGAATAATCAAATTTGACATACGTGCCGCGCGGCAACACGTTGTTCATACTGAGCGTGGAACTCAAACAGTCTGCATATGGCTTCACGCCAAAGATTAGCAAATCCGCTCGACTTTGCTCAGATGACGTGTAGGCATAACTGCCAGTGGCAACGCCCACAAGGTATGGCGGCACGCCGCACAAACGTGCAAGATCAAGCGCGCTGTACTGTGCAGATTCAATCATGAGCATCTTGTCCGGTGTCGCAGTGCTTGCTTCGTAACTTAAAAACTCATTGAGCACTGCAGTTTGATTTGTCAATCGTGCTTGCTGAAACGCTGCACCAATCTCTGACAATTCCTGACCGCTCAATGGCTCGCCGCCAGTCTGTTTGAGTACGCCAGATGGCAAACTTGATTGCGCGTTCTTGTAGCGGCTCTGCTCAATTTTCATGGCTGTAGCAATTGTCTGCGCTGACGAATACACAATGCCCTGAATTGGTGACAAGAACTGAACTACATCGCGCGCATCAAGTGTGTTGCCAGCAAAAATTATTTCTTTGCTAGGCCCAAACCAAACAGGGCCTGCCTGATCAAGCGTAGTGACGGAGCCTGCAGGTAAGCGCGTGAACTTGCTTGGAAAACCATCTTGCGTGCGCTCAGTGACGTACCAAAACGCTCGACCATAGAACAGCAAATCATCAAGAGTCCAAGCCATCAAAAAGTTGTACGTTACCGATGGATCCGGCTGCCTAAGCCATGAGCGAGGTGCGAGAGGAATCTCGGTCATCTCGCCAGTGACATCATCAAACATCTCGCCATGCATATGCAGTGGCATACATCCAATAACTGACGCTAAAAGATCGCGTGATCGAGACACCGTAGCCAGCGTCATAGCCTCAGCACGCGCGGTTCCTTCTTGGTACTGATAGAACGCGCCAATGGCATCTTTGCTGTACGTGCCGCCAAAGCCAAGAGCAGCCTGCACCTTTGGTGGCTCAGAGATGGCTGCTTTTGTGACTGGCTTTGTAAAGATTCCCATGCGCCTATTATGCCTTATCTAATCGCGCCGGATGTAGTGATTGCCAGCCTTGTATCCGGCAGGATGACTGGCAACCACCAGCGCCATCTTAGCGATTTACAAGGATGAGCATTGGCTTGTTCTTAGTGATTGGGCGGCTTGCCATCGCACTTGCAAAGATCATGCAGCGCGCTAACTCAATTGGGCCTGGAGACTTCTGCGATGACAGAGCACTGCCGCCAAGCGTCTTGACCATAACTGCGCGGTTGACGTGCTCAGCAAGTGAGTTTTCGCCAGTGTGCCACAGCCTGCCCTCAATGATCATGCCGCGAATCAGTGGCGTGAACTTTAGCAACTCGCCATAGCCCACGACAGTAGACCGCCGGCGATACATCTCTGGTAGGTGTACATCAAGCGTAGGCGTGATGGCTAACTGCACAGTCTGATCAGTCAGCACGCGCTCAACCTGTAGCCACATTGCTTGCTCAGATTCGGTGGTGAACTCGACAGTGCAGGTGACTGATCCGTCATCGTTTGCCACAGACCGCACGCCAACATAGCGCGAATCGTCAACACTGCTGTCAATACTGAGCACACCGCCAGTCGGTGCAATGCTGTCAACGCGTCGCTGTTCCCAAATCCCAATTGGCATCCAGCCCTGAGCCGCCGCTACCCACAGATTTAAGTGAGCGCGTAGCCATGACGCGCGATCAGGAGACTGCGATGCGGCCACAAGTGCTGACATCTGCACCGTCTTGCCAAGCGCAGGATTAGACCAAGCCCACCATTGCTGATCATCAATGTTGACACCTGGCGGCGGAGACCACTCAGCAAAGTACAGTTGACGTTGTACACCGGCATCAATGGCGTTGATCCCTTGCTCGCGCAATAGCAAAAACGCAGTGCTGGATTCATCGCCTGCTGTACTCCACATTGACAGCAGCGGAGACTTGCGCGCAATCTGTGACGGACGGACGGCATCAAAGATAACAGTTGCAGGGATTGACCAAATTTCATCAAGGATTGCCAAGTCAACACTGCCGCCGTGTGCGTTCTGTGGCGTAGCGGCGCGCACTTCCCAGCGCGATCCGTCCGGCATCGTGGCACTTTGACGGCCATACGACCAGCCAATCTTTGCCCCAAACTTGGCTTCAAGAATTGGCGCAAGCAACAGAAACACTGCCGATGCGCGGTCAAGTTTGTGCGCTGCCGATAGGACTGTCTGCGGTTCGCCACGTCTTGTAGCCTCAACCGTAAGCCACCAGCCAATCAAGGCAGAAAACGCCAGTGTCTTACCCTGCTGTCTGCCAGTGCTGACACACGACTCACGATGCACAAGATTACCAGCATCATCATGGGCAAGTTGTCCAGACAATGCGTGCACCTGCCAGTCCATTAACTCCATACCGAGATGATCACGCGCCCATTGTGCAACCTGCGGCCCATATGACTTAGCCCCCAAGACCAGCGTTTCCAGTCTGGGCAAAGTCCTGCCGGTTAGCGGCTGATCTGTGCCGGTCAAGCCAATTACCGCCAGTTGAGGCTGGTTCTTTTC